AAGCCGAGACCAACATCACCAATAATAATTTAATTGTTTCCACAGCAGATCTTTTAAAGATGATGATGAATAGTGATAAGGATGTTTGAAAATATAAGAGGGTACTTAGGAAACAACAACCTCAAACGTAATGGTGAGGTCATTGAATTTACTCCAGATCTTCTTAAAGAATACATCAAATGTGCTCAAGACCCGTGCTATTTTGCAGAAAATTATATCAAAATTGTTCACGTTGATAGAGGACTTGTACCTCTAGATTTGTATGAATATCAACGAGATATCATAGAAAAGATTACAAACAATCGAAGAGTGGCTGTTCTGACTGCAAGACAGGCTGGTAAGACTACAACTGCGGTCGCAGTCATATTGCACTACATCCTCTTTAATGAATTCAAGACTGTAGCCATATTGGCAAACAAGGGAGATGCGGCCAGAGAAGTCTTAAGCAGAGTTCAACTTGCTTACGAAGCATTACCTAAGTGGATGCAGCAAGGTATTGAAGAATGGAATAAAGGTAACATCACATTAGAGAATGGTTGTAAGATCTATGCAGGTACTACAACATCTTCTGCTATTCGAGGTAAATCGATTTCATTCTTGTATCTAGACGAAGTTGCTTTCATTGAAGGCTATGACGAATTCTTTGCATCTGTATATCCAACAATATCATCTGGTGAAACAACAAAACTATTAATGACATCCACTCCTAATGGACTAAACCACTTTTGGAAGACATGTAAAGGGGCTGAGGAAGGAACTAACGGTTATGCATACAGACAGGTGATGTGGAATGATGTCCCTGGTAGGGACAGTGCTTGGAGAGACGAGACGTTAGAAGCATTGGATTTTGATGAACAAAAATTCCGACAAGAATACTGCTGTGAATTTGTCGGGAGTTCAGGGACTCTTATCTCCGGGTCGAAACTAAAAGAATTGATGCATTCCGTACCTTTGTTAGATAGGGAGGGTTTATCTCAATATGAAAAACCACTTCCCGAAAGTGTCTATGCAATGACTGTCGATGTTTCAAGAGGTAAAGGCCAGGACTATTCTACATTTACGGTAATTGATATAACTCAGATGCCGTACACACAGGTTTGTGTGTTTAGAGACAATATGATAACACCGGTCGATTTCTCTTCCGTTATATATAGGATAGGCATTCTATACAATACAGCAGCATTGCTAGTAGAAATCAATGATATCGGTGAACAAATTTCAGACATACTCCTTATGGATTATGGATATGAGAATCTCTTGTACACAGAAAATGCCGGCCGCTCAGGTAAACGGGTGTCTGGTGGATTTGGTAAACGAGCAGATAACGGAGTAAGAACAACTAAGACTGTGAAGTCAGTAGGTTGTTCTATGTTAAAGATGCTGGTTGAACAGAACCAACTTTTAATACAAGATTACAACACGATACAGGAATTGTCAAGATTTTCTAAAAAAGGAAATTCGTATGAGGCCGAAAAGGGTCATCATGACGATTTGGTAATGAATTTAGTTTTATTTTCTTGGTTGACCGATCAGATGTATTTCAAAGATATGACTGACATAAATACCATGAATGAATTGAGAAGGAAAACGGAAGAACAAATCGAAGAAGAGCTTTTGCCCTTTGGTTTCATTGACGTCGGAGAGGATTACGACGAAGGTGGCTGGCAAATAGTCAACAACGAGTCAACTTCTGATTGGAGCTTTTAAATAATCTTTTTTTATAAATACAACAATATGGTAATACCTGATTTAAAGCTTTAACATAGATAATAATATAAAGGAGAAAAATATGGCTTTTTCCGTTAGTCCTTCCGTAATTATTCGTGAAGTTGACGCATCGGCAGCTGTCCCAGCCATTGCCACACCTCCTGCCGCAATAGCAGGGGATTTCAAATGGGGACCAACCAACGAGTCAATTCTTATTTCATCAGAAACAGAGCTTGTAAATCGCTTTGGTAAACCTGACGATACAAATTTTGAAACATTTTTTGTTGCGGCTGACTATCTGTCCTATGCAAACGCATTATATGTTTCAAGAGCAAGCAAAGGCGGCTTAAAAGCAGTCACAGTTAATGATTACCCAGATCCTGCTAATAATGCCCTCACCATCGCACAAGACGGTGGCTTCGAAGGTTTGTATGAAGGGACCTTGGGGAATAATTTATCAGTAGCTTGGACAAATAATACAGGTTTCGAGACAGCATTAGCCGGAGTGGGTGATATACCTGCCACCCGAATTACTGATTCGGAAGAGGCTGTAGCATTTACGTTCTTAAGCAAATCAATTTATTTTGAAGTTACAGATGTCAATCGACTTCCTTCTGTAGCAGCTGGAGATAGTCTGAGAATCGGGAACCCGAGTCAAGGTTATCAAGATTTAACTGTCGTGACCTGGTCAGAACAGGAAATCTTAAATCAAGCAAACAATGCTATTACAGACGCTTGGACATATACTGTGTCATTCAGCCAATCTTATCTCTTAGCAGAAGAAGATGCCTCAAAACTTTCTATTGACCGAAAGTGGAAATACCATGCAAATTTCCCCAGTGCTCCTACGGACGACAATCACATTCATTTGATTGTTATTGATCAGGATGGCGGAATTAGTGGAACTCCAGGGTACATCTTAGAAACTTTTGATAATATTGCAAAGCTTGACGGTTCTGTTTTGTCTGATGGCCGAACAAATTATTACGCTGATGTTATTGAGAACGGTTCTGCTTATGTTGCCACTGCTAATACTACTTGGCTGTGGTCAAAAGATTATGCTTATGAATCACTTTCAACTGCTACAGATGGCGTGGGTTCTCCTACATTAGGTCAAATTTCATTAGCTTGGGATGTATTCAAGAATCCAAATGAAATCGATATCTCTTTTGCACTTCAAGGGAAGGGCGATGATAATGCTGTTACAGCAAATTACATCATTAGCAATCTTTGTGAAACTCGAAAAGATATTGTTGCGTTCGTATCACCTTCGAAAGAAGCTTGTGTAGATGAACTGATCAACGGCGAGAAACTGAACAAAATCATTGCATATCGCAACAAACTTCAGAACTCATCTTACTGGTTTATGGATTCTGGTTATAAGTATCGATATGACAAGTACAACGACAAGTATCGTTGGGTACCTTTGAACGGTGATATGGCTGGATTGTCTTCTAGGGTCGAACCTTACGAATCACCAGCTGGTTTCAGAAAAGGTGTTATCAAGAATGTAGTTAAACTTGCATTCAATCCAACTAAAGCACAACGAGATGTAATGTATAGTTCAGACATCAATCCTGTCATGTCACAAGTAGGTCAAGGAATTGTCCTGTTTGGAGATAAGACTGGTCTGGGTCTGCCAAGTGCATTTGATCGACTCAATGTTCGAAGATTGTTCATTGCCGTTGAGAAAGCAATTGCAAATGCAGCACAATCGTTCTTATTCGAGCTTAATGACGAATTTACTCAAACTCAATTCAAAAACATTGTAGAACCTTTCTTACGAGAGATTCAAGGTCGCCGAGGTATTACAGACTTCCGAGTTGTTTCGGACGGTACTGTGAACACTGGCGAAGTTATTGATCAGAACAAGTTCAAGGCCAATATCTTTATCAAGCCTGCGCGATCAATTAATGTGATTGAACTGACATTTGTTGCTACAAGAACTGGAATTGAATTTGACGAAATTGTTGGCTCACTTTCATAATAAATAGATATAATAATTAGGAGAACGAACAGATGAGTTTTAATATCAACGAGTTTAAATCACAGCTTGTCGGCGGTGGCGCTCGTCCAACTCTTTTTCAAGTTCAAATTCTGAATCCTGTGTTGCCAAATGCTGATTTCAAGGTGCCATTTATGGTCAAAACTGCTCAGTTACCTGGGTCGACCCTTGGAACCATTGAAGTTCCTTATTTCGGCCGTAATGTTAAATATGCAGGGGATCGAACTTTCGAAGATTGGACAGTCACAGTAATTAACGATGAAGATTTTGCCATTCGTAATTCTTTAGAAGCATGGTCTAATGCTATTAACACTCATGATACTAATCAGAGAGCATTACCGCAAGATTACAAGTCGAATGGAATTATCACACAATTTGGTAAAGATGGCAGAGCAC